CCAATCTTGCGCTTGCCCTTGGTTCCTGCTGCGAGGAGTAGGGTTCCAGCGGACATAACCTTGCCGACACCGATGGTGTGGATTTCGGTCTCTTCCATTACAACCTGCATCACGTCGTAGAGAGCGAACATATCGTCGGCGCTGCCGCCGTAGGTGTTGATGTAGAACTCAACGGGCTTGCTTTCTTTTCCCTCGGGGGCTATGCGGTTCATTTCGTTTAAGTAAAGTAGGGCTTGGGTAAGCTCTGCAATCTTTTCATCTTCGACGCTAGAGTAGAGTCCAATAACGCGAAGCTCTGGCTCTTTAGCCATATCGCCGCCAAGTAGTTGCTCAAGGCTGATAGTCTTGACTTCAGGCTCAGAACCATCAGCAGAGGCTGCCTCTTTGGTTGCTGCTTCTTTCTTTACCGGGGGGAGCACCGTATCAAGAATCTTTCCAATAATTTTACGCATCATTTGTTTATCTCCTTTGAAAACATAATAGCTGTTTTTTTGTTGTTATTTAGGAATCTCTGCGACCCTCTCCAATCATCAAATTCAATAAAGCCTTTAAACATCTCAGGGTGCGCCTGAAGTAAATAGGCTATCGAGTTATCTTTGTAGTCTTGGGTAATCTTATCATTGTCTCTTTTAAGAGATTCATACTCTTTGTCTCCATAAGACTTACCATTCTTACGAAGGGCGTCCAGCCTGTTTATATGTGCATAGTGTAGGTATTCTAACCCCTTATTAACAATTGTCAAGTAGAAAACATAAGCCATCCTCAAAATAACCATTGAGAGCCTAGTAGACTTGAAAAAGTATAAACCTGCGCAGGTGAGCCACCCAAGCAAGAATGAACAGCCTGCTATCACTATGCTAACGACGATTTCCATTGTGTCTCCAAAAAGAAATAACCACCTAGGTATGGTTGCCTAGATGGTTATTATAACGGCTCAGGAGATTTCTGTCAAGCTATTATTTTGAAGCGAGTCTACGATAGATGCGCTCGGCTAGCTTGTTCGCCATAGCATCTTTCTTCTTCTCACGGAGTAGGCGGGCAGCCACGCGGCGAGCGACTTCTTGCACTATTTCTTCGTCACTTTCCATCATTGGTTCATCTGCCTCATCTTCATCACCCATCTCCATATCTGGGGCTTCGGGAGCGGCATCGACTTCTAGTTCACCACCTTCTACGTCATCAGCTTCACCCCCCATTTCCATCTCATCTTCACCGACCTCTACGTCGGCGTCAAGACCGAGTAGATCTGCGAGCTTGTCTACGATGTCCGCAAACTGCTCTTCTTTGCCACCGTCCATGTCGCCGCCCATGTCGTCGTCCATGCCCATGTCATCGCCCATGTCCATTTCCATGTCGCCTGCGGGCTCTTCACCCATTTCGGCATCCATTTCCATCTCTTCGCCACCTTCTGGGGCTGGGGCTTCTTCGGCGTCCATCTCCATCTCTTCTTCTTCGCGCATGTCGCGCGTACCGGGGTCGTCTTCTTCCTCTTCATCAGGCATACCGGGTGGCATACCGTAACTTCCGCCCATCTCTTGGAGGGGCTTGATGTTCGCCAGTTTCATGAATTGGCGAATCTCTGTTTCTGTTAGTAGTGTCTTGCGAGCCATAGTTTTAAATCTCCTTAAAAACTTAATGTTAAATAGTCTACATCACCAGAAGAAGCCAATAATTCTTCGCCATCCGGCAAACGTTTCTTTAATTTAATTAGTGCCTTAGTTTCTATTTGCTTTATTCGAGCAAAAGAAAGCCCTTCACGCTTTGCTATCTCACGGAGAGAAAGGGAGCCATTCTGGTGGATTGCAATCATAGTGCAATTATAGTCATCTTCATAATCAATGTGGTATCTGCACCCCGATGCTTCGCAGCCCTCTCTGTCTTTTAGGCACTGCTGGGCACATATCATTAAATGTTTAGTATTCATAGATCTGGAAACTCCTCTGCGATTAAATCAAATAGGTTTTCTTTCTCGGCATCATCAAGGAGCCCCCAATCTTCCAGTTTTTCTCTTCCTTTTTGTTTTAGTTTGAGAGACTTGGTGAATCTTTTTCGACTCAAGATCTTATGTTCTAAAACATAATCTTCCACAAAAGCCATAAGATTTGGATCTTCTTGAATAACACCATCAATCACGGCACGGAAAAACTGAGATGCTTTTAACTTATTATGTCTCAGCCTTATTATGAGCCGCGCGTGATCGTCGTCGGCAACCCAAAAGCGGATCGACTTTATGTCTTCTCCGTAGTTTGGATCATCAGCCATCACCACTTCCGACTTGTGATGTGTGTTCTACTCTCGCCTAGTCCTGCTGGTGTCTGGCGAATAAACTGGACCTTGGCTTGTAGTTCTTCAATAGTGCGAACTCCTGAATAGGAGAGCCCTGAACGAATGCCTTGTTCAAGGTCCGAGAGAATGTTGCGAACCTTGCCCCGATAAGGCACCGTGGAGGACACGCCCTCAAACGATGAGTACCTCCCGCGCCAGTCTACCTGTGCTTCCTTGGAAGCCATACCCCGATAGGTCTTGTATTTCCGCCCCTGAGCGTCTGTAAAAACTTCTCCGGGTGCTTCCCTTGTACCAGAAAGTAGAGAGCCTAGCATAACTGCGTCGGCTCCTGCGGCAAGGGCTTTCACAATATCACCAGAGTTGCGAATGCCGCCGTCTGCTATGATTGTTACATCGCGGTCGGTCATAGCGCAATCCATGATCGTTTGTAGCCCAGGGTGTCCGTGTCCTGTCTGAACTCTTGTAGAGCAGATAGAACCGCCGCCAATGTTACAGCGAACAGAGTTAGCACCCCAGTCTGCGAGATCGTTAATTCCCTGTAGAGTTGCTACATTACCTGCCATAATGTGCAATGTGTGCCCAAAATTATCTCTGAGGCTGCTGAGAGCTTCTTTCATCTTGATGTGGTGCCCATGGGCTACATCAACACAAACAAAGTCTGCGCCTGCGTTAAAACAATCGCGGGCTCTATCTATCAGGTCATCGCCAACACCAACAGCGAAGCCAACGTTTTCTGCTCCGTTGGTTTTTGCTATGCGAATCAACTCTGCCTGCTCTTTTGCGGTATTGTATCTGTGGATTATTGCTGAACTGCCCTGATCCGACATTGCGAACGCCATAAGGTCTTCTGAGATTGTGTCCATAGGGGACGCAAAGATTGGTAGGTCAAGTTTTAGTCCGTTCCCCAAATCAGTATGGATATCCACTTCAGATCGACTGCGGATATCGGAATACTGCGGAAGGATGAGAACGTCGTCATAAGTTAGTGCCTCTTTCATGTTAGTCTCTGTTCTTGTTAATAAAGATTCGGATGCCTGCGGGTTCAAACCAAGTTTCATCGTGAGGCTTCTTGGGGTCCTCCATAAAGCGAACCTTTGGTCTAATGCCACCAGTCTTGATGTAACAGATAGACGGAACACCTTGGAAGCCGTATTTTTTCTCAAGTCCATCGCCTTCTTCCATGTTGAAAGCATAGAAATGGATGTCTTCATAGTCGTCGGAAATGTCTACGAACTTTGACTTGAGGGCGTGGCATAGATGGCAATTAGAGCCATAGAGTTTGATTACCACTTCATGTTCGCCGTCAACTTTTCCGCCTAGAATTTGATCTAGATTTTTTCTGTTTATCCTAATTACTGCCATTTTCAAGTCCTTCTATGATGCGGTCGAGATACCAACGTGCTTTCTTGAGGTCCTCAAGGGCTTCTGCCTTGTGTCGGTGTCTCGCAACATACTTTATCACGTTGCCGGCGTTGAAGTCAAGTCCCCAATCCTCGATGGCGTCAATTACTTCTATCTTGCCTTGGTTGTAGTGCGGGGGGCTATTGACGGCTTCGCGGCGTGCTAGACCTTCTAATCCCTCTAACTGCTGCAAGTAGCTTGCTGCTACCTCTTCGGTGGGAGGAGGGTCGTCCATCCCTTGTGAATCAAATAGGTCAATCTTTTGTGTTGGCGTGGGCATTGAGTGCTCCTTGGGTTATCTCGATGCATTGTGGGCAAAATAGGGACACGCGGGTGGGTTCCTCGCGCACCACTACTCGCCAAGTTAGTGCGTGTTCTTTTGATTT